CCAAGGGTTTCGACACCGACGCCCTGATCCTGCGAGCATCACTCGGCGAAGAGGAAGAATTTAAGATGGACACTGCCAAGCTCATGAGCGACCTTATCGCGTCCAGCGGTCAGGTTGCGACGCTCTCGCTGGAGAAGACCCAGCTGACGGACGCCAAGACCGCACTGACGACCAAGCTGTCGACGGCGGAAGCCGACGTCGTGCGCCTCACCGCCGAGCTGGCAACGGCGAAGGCCGAAGTCGAGACGGCCAAGGCCACGCCGGACGCAGTCGTGGTCGCCGAGCGCGACGAGGCCGTGACGCTGCTCAAGGAGCAGGTCAATGCGCTCCTGACCGCAACGGGCAAGCCGAAGCTCGAAGGCGATGCGATGCCTTCGAAGATCGCCGAATTGAAGGCCAAGATTACCGAGCTGACGGGTGGCCTCACGGCAATCCTTCCGGTCGGCGGCAAGGCCAACGGTTCCGGCGGCGACGGTGAAGCAGCCGCGCTCTCGTTCAACCCCGCTGCGTTCACGCTGCGCAAGTAAAGGATAAGATATGCCTTACAACCCTGCCGGTGTCGTCTCGTATGGCTTCCCCATCGACGTCACCATCTTCACCTACCTGATCTCGGGTCTCGCCGACGAAGCCGCTGTTGCAGCTTCCGCCGGTAAGGCCGTCGCGCTCGACACCACGGCTGCCAACACGGTGAAGCTGGCCGGTGCCGGTGACGAGATCTTCGGTCGCGTCTTCCTGTCCGAGAACCGCGCAGGCGGTGGCGTGGGCATCAAGACTGCCGCGGTCCAGCGTCTCTTCAAGGAGAAGCTGCCCGCAGCGGTAGGCCACGGCATCGTGGTCGGCGATCGTGTTGTCGGCGGCGCAACCGCGGGCAATGTCGCCAAGGCTGGCGCGGGCGTAGGCCTGCGTACCGTCGTCGTCGAAACCGGCACCGACTTCGTCGTCGTCGAAAAGCTCTAAGGGAATATCAACATGATTGACTTGCTCACCATCCGCGACAACCGCAAGCCTGCCGAGCAGGTGCTGGCACAGCTCAAGGACAAGAACCTTGCGGCCTCGCTGGCTGCGGGTCAGAACATCGTCGCCGCGGCGAAGAACGCCAAGCTGGCGCTGCCGGACTATCTGCGTCTCGCGATCGACCCGAACGAGGGTGCGTACAAGGGCGCCAAGATGGACGGCTTCGAGGCGGCGCTCGCCTACCTCGACCTGCCGATCCGCGACGACTATTCGCAGGGCATCCTGTTGCAGGCTGCCGCCGAGACGTTTACCACGTTCCCCGGAACGCGCGCGATGTTCCCGGCGGTGATCGACAACGTCCTGCAATGGAAGTACCGTCAGGACTCCATCGAGAACGTCCAGAACCTCGTGTCCCAGAGCCGGAACATCAACGGCGTCGAGATGATCACCACGGTGGTCGACGACAAGCCGGAAGATTACCAGCAGACGGGCGTCATCAACGAGGGCGCGCGCATCCCGATCCGCAGCCTGCGTCTGAGCGAGAAGAGCGTCAAGTTCTTCAAGTTCGGCGGCGGCTACGAGTTCACCTACGAGTTCGAGCGCCGCGCGTCGCTGGACGTGATCACGCCTTACGCTGCGCGTCAGCAGCGCGAAGTCGAGATCGGCCAGACGGCGATCGCAACCTCCATCCTGATCAACGGTGACGGCGTCAATGCCGCAGCGCCGGTGGTCAACGCGAGCGACCTCGCGGCCACCTTCCCAGCTTCGGGCCAGCCCACCACGGCTGCCGGTCGCATCAACTGGGAGGTGTTCCTCAAGTGGCTCGTGACGCGCGCACAGGCGGGCATTCCGATCGACACGATCGTGGGCAACTACGACACGTACATGGAATGGCTGCGCATGTTCTCGGTCCCGACCGCGAATGCCGGTGTGCCGCAGATGGAGCTGCTCCAGCGTGCGGGCGTGGGTGTCGCCATCCAGAACCCGAACTTCAACCTCAACCTGAACTTCGCCCTTAGCTCGACGGCTCCGGCCAACAAGCTGATCGGCTTCGTCAAGGGCGAGACGCTGGAAGAGCTGGTCGAGAACGGCTCGGACATCGAGGAGTCGGTCCGCGCGATCGAGAACCAGAAGGTCCGCTACGTCAAGACCACGAACAAGGGCTACCGCCTCGTGTTCGGCGACACGCGCACCATCCTCAACCTGAACTAAGTCAGGTTGACATCTACG